CAACAGACATAAGGGACGCATGGAGGATTCAGAGGACTTGTTTGATCGTCGGAAGAAAAATCGTAGGAAAAGCTCTAGTAGGAAGCACAGTAAATCCAATGGACAAAGGTGGAAAGGAGTACAAGAATTTATGGGAGGACTCGAATCCGACGGAGAGGAATGCGAATGGTAGAACTAGGACAGGGTTGTATAGACTTTTTATACCAGCTTACGAGTCATTAGAGGGTTTCTTTGATAAGTATGGGCATCCAGTTATGGAAACTCCTGAGAAAGCTATAGAAGGAATAGACGATGAATTAATATTTAGCGGGGCTAAAGAGTTCTTAAAGAATGAAAGAGAGTCGTTAAAGGATGATGCGTCTGAGCTTAATGAGGTGATACGACAGTTCCCCTTTACTGAAGATGAAGCATTCAGAGATAGTATAGAGGGAACTATATTTAATGTTGGGAAGATATACGAGCAAGTAGAGTATAACGATGAGTTATTCCCTAACCCCGTAGTTAAAGGTAATTTTATATGGAGGGGCGGCAATAAAGACACTGAAGTTGTCTTTACTCCAGATCCTAACGGTAGGTTCAGAGTATCATGGATGCCTCCAGAAGATTTAAGAAATAACAAACTTATAGAAAGAGGTAAAAGAATAGCCCCCAACAGTTCTATAGGTTGCGGAGGAGTTGATAGCTATGATCTTGATGCTACTGTAGATGGTAGAGGATCTAAAGGTGCCCTACATATGTACAATAAATTCAATATGGAGCACCCAGCAAATATGTTTGTTGTAGAGTATGCAGCTAGGCCTCCATTAGCTAAAATATTTTACGAAGATGTACTTATGTGTGCATTTTTCTATGGTTACCCTATCTTAATCGAAAACAATAAGTACGGTATAGCAAGGTATTTTGAATCAAGAGGTTACGACGGGTATTTAATGGATAGGCCTCAGCATTTAAGTTCTAGCAGCACCATCAAGTCTAAGACCAAAGGTATTCCGTCAAACTCTCAAGATGTTATACAGGCACACGCACATGCAATAGAATCTTATATTCACAACCACGTAGGCATAAACAGAGAAACTGGAGAGGTGGGTAATATGTATTTTAATAAAACCTTAGAAGATTGGATAGGGTACAAGATAGATAAAAGAACAAAGTTTGACCTTACGATAAGCTCTGGTCTAGCTCTTCTAGCATCACAAAAAGTTAAAAAGAAAAAAACGTCAGACTTCGCTGAACGCAAGTTTTTTAGACGATATAAAGTCATCGGCTAATTTCTTATATTTGCAATTATATACTCTAAATAGATGAACAAGTACAAAGGCTCAAAAAACTTTCCCAACCCTTTAGCAGCTCAAGAAGAAAAAGAGTCTAAAGAGTATGGAGTAAAGTACGCAAAAGCAATAGAGTCGCAGTGGGGTACAAGAAACAATTCAGAATCTATCTTTTCTAAAAGACATCATATGTTTGAAAAGAATAGAAAGTACGCTAACGGAACTCAGGATACAAACATATACAAAAAACTACTAAACAATTTAGATCCTAATTCTGGAGATGGCAGCCTAATAAATATAGACTATACCCCAGTTCCAGTTCTACCTAAATTTGTAAAGATATTAGTCAATAAAGTACTTTCTAAAGATCCCTACCCTAATCTAGAAGCCGTAGACCCTTTTTCTTCATCGGAGAAAAACAGGTCTAAGAAAAGAATTGAGGATCAAATAAAGAATAAGCAGAAGTTGCTGGCTTTAAAGGAAGCTACAGGCACTGTTCTTGACATAGATCCAAATCAACTTCCTGATACAGAGGAAGAAGCTGAAATCTACATCAACAATAACATTAAGAGTGATGCAGAAATAGCTGCACAGATTGCAACAAATATGACATTATCGTGGAATAACTTTAACGATAGTGTATTTAGAAGGTGTGTTAATGACATTGTTGCTCTTGGTATGTGTGTTGTAAAGAGGAGTAACGATCCTAACTATGGTATTAACACAAAGTATGTAGATCCTAAGAATTTTATTCATAGCTCTACGGAAGATCCGTACTTTGGAGACATGGTGTATGCTGGACATGTAACATCTATGCCTATACAAGAGTTAAAACGTATTGCAGGCGATGAACTTACAGAAAAAGATTACGAAGAAATAGCTAAGAAAACAAAAGGCTATAACTCTAACTCATACATAGACACTAGGATGGGGAAGAGGGTTTACGAGTATGATGAGTATATGGTTGATGTTCTTGAGTTTGAATTTATATCTGTTGACTGCATGCATTATGAGGAGAAGGAAAATAGATTCGGAAACAGAAATTTTTTCTATGAGGGTTTTTCATATAAAGAAAGAAAGTCAAGCGTGTTTGAGCGTAAGGGCCATCATATGGAGGTAGAAAATGTCTACAAAGGTTATTACGTTTTAGGATGCAACAAGCTGTTTGGGTACGGAAGAGCTAGCAATGTTCCAAAAAATATTCACGATATATCTAAATCTAATTTATCTTATTCTGTAGTTGCTACAAACATTCAGGATCAGATGCCAAAATCTATGGTTGATAGCTGTGTAGGTTTTGCAGATATGCTTCAATTGACTCATTTAAAGATTCAGCAAGCTGTAGCTAAATCAAAACCTGATGGATTAATTATAGATATCGAAGGTTTAGAAAATGTTCAGCTCGGCAAAGGAGGGGAGCTTCAGCCATTAGATCTTCACGATATATATGAACAAACTGGTGTATTCTACTATAGAAGTAAAAACCCAGAAGGTGGTTTCCAAAACCCTCCAATCCGTGAGATCGGTAATACGATTAGAAATATTAATGAGCTTATAGGGCTTTACAATCATTACTTAAGAATGATTCGTGATGTCACAGGCATAAATGAAGTTGTTGATGCGTCTACCCCTAAAGGAGATGCTTTAGTTGGGGTTCAGCAACAAGCTATAGCCGCTTCAAATAATGCAACTTACGATATAACAAATGCTTCTTTAATACTGTATAAAAAAGTTTGCAAAGACATTATAAAGTGCTTACAGATACTACCTGAAGAATCTGTTATTTCTGAGGTTTACAGAAATGCTATTGGAGAGCATAACATGGCTATTCTCTCTGGGTTCTCTGACCTTCCTATGTACAACTTTGGAGTTCAGGTGCAAAAGAACATGGAGGACAAGGATAAGGCGTTCTTAGAGCAAAACATACAAATAGCTTTAAGCCAGAAAGAAATAGACTTAGAGGATGCTATGGCTATAAGAGATTTAAAAGATGTAAATCAAGCTGAAAGACTTCTTATTACTAGACGTAAGAAGAGAATGGAGTTGCAACAGAAGATGGCTCAACAAAACTCTCAAGCTCAAGCCCAGCAAGCTCAAGAAGCAGCTATGGCTGCTTCACAAGCTAGACAGCAGGAATTACAGATGGAGGCACAACTAGAGGGTGAGAAGATGAAGTTGAAGGCTCAGTTGGATATGCAAGTATCTCAAATGCAACATGAGTTCAATAAAGAAATTCAAATGATTAAAGCTCAAGCTACGCTAGGATTTAGAACTGAAGAGCAAGAATTTAAAGAAAAGCTTGAGGTTCTTAAAGAGGATAGAAAAGATGAGCGGGTTGATAAACAGGCCGTAAAACAAAGTAAACTCATCTCTCAAAGAAAAGATCAAAGAGGCGAGCTAGATGAACAGCAAAATGTACAGAAAAGAGCAAGCACCGAGTTAGAACAATTATTAAAACCAATGTAATGGCAAGTAAAGTAAATTTAGATATATCAGAAAGATTAGATATTACATGCAGAAGAGGTGATACTTTTGAGCTTACTTTAACATTAAAAGACTCTGCAGGAGTTGCTAAAACTCTTAGCACATCTAAGTTTTCTTTCTTAATGCAGGTTCATAAACCTAGATCTAGTAGCAAAAGTTTAGTTATAGGTAGTGTCAATGCTGGGGAGAGAACTGATAATGTTTTTGAGCCATTTGTTGTTGACGACAGTGGAAATCTTACAATAAAAGCTACTGCCGCAACAATGAGGCAGGTTCCAGCTGGAAGGTATGTTTATGACTTACAAGAAATAGTCCCTAGCTCTACATCATCAGATGATACCCATACTACAATATTAAGAGGTACGTTTACTGTAAATGAAGATATAGCAAAATCAATAAACGCTACTAAGAAGAAAGTTCGATGAGTGTAACCGTATCCACTACTGGGAGCAATAGCATCACAAGCACTGCAACTAGCGGTTCTTCGATATCGTTAAATTCTTCATCTACTTCCGTATCAGTATCCTCACCTAGCTCCTCTAGCGTAACTGTAACAAATAAAGGCCCTAAAGGAGATACAGGTGCTACTGGAGCTACGGGAGCTACGGGAGCAACGGGAGCTACAGGCTCTGCAGGTTCGGATGGAACAACATTTACTGCTGGAACAGGCTTAACTCTTGATGGTGGAACCCTTTCTGTAGATACTTTAAATCAAGACACTACAGGTACAGCCGCTATAGCAACAACAGTAACAGCATCTGATGAGTCATCAGACACAACTTGCTTCCCTTTATTTGCTACAGCCGCAACAGGCAATGTTGCTCCCAAAACGGGGACAAATCTTGCTTTTAATTCAAGTACAGGAGATTTAACTGTTGGTGGTGTTGTAAATGGTAAAATTATTGCAGAAATTGGATTCAATTTTGCTGACGATGTTAATACTAGTAAAGTTTATATGCCTATAGTAAACGCTCAAAATGAGCAATCTACGGGAGCAAACACCGCTACAAGTAGAGTTGCTCCATGTAATTTAAAAATCCTTAGTTTTAATATGAGGCTGCCTGGAGCAACACCTTGGACTCCAGCATCAGATGTGACTATGACTATAGGGGTAGAAAAACTAACTATAGGTACTAGTCATTTTAGTTCAGGGAACTGGTCGTCTGTTGAAACAGAAGCCCTGGTTGTGGCTGCCGACCAAGATTTTAATCAATTACATTTTACTTTTGATAATGCGGCTATAAGTGTAGGAGAGCTGTACAGTATGACTATTCAATTAGATGTCGATCCTGGTGCTTCTACAAACTGGTTTTGTTCTGCTGTAATTGAATATGACTGGAGCACTAGATACACGGGATCTTCAGCAATACATACGTAGTAAATACGTATAGTATTTAATTACTATATTTGTTACGATTTTAATTTAATATTTAATAATAATGGAAAAGAAAACTAGAAGGACTGGAGGACAGTCTAAACCTCAGTCTCAAGCTGAGCCTACGCAAGTAGAAGAAGTGGTTATGGAGGCTCCTAAGCCTACCGCTAAAAAGAAATCTCCCGAGATTAAAAGAAAAGTAAAGGAGACAACTCACAGAACTTATATAGCTCCTAAGCATAAAGGCCCTGCTTATATGATAATGAGTAGGAATATTAATGTATACGACAAGGAATCTGATAAGTTAAGGACAGCTAGGTATTGTCCTGACGAAAACTCTATATGGAAAGATGAGCAAAGTGAACTAAGTAAATCTGAGCCTATAGTGTTTAGAGGAGGAGTTCTTTTGGTAAAAAAGAAT